CCTCGTAAATATCCTCAGACATTACACCGCAAAGGGTAAAAGGAGCGTTCCAATTATAAGTATTGAAACTCTTAAAAGTTCCAACCTCGATACCATCTAAATGAGTTGCATAATACAAAGGTTCTAACTTAAAGACCTTTATAACATCTTCTTTTTTGGTATTTTTATATTCGTTGTTTTCGTGGTATAAAAATTGTTCCCCATTTGCTCCAGTTACATAAATACTTACATTTTCAAATTTTATTGTTTCTTTCATTTTGTTTATTTTTTTAGTTATTTATTTAATGCAAATTAATACTTCTTTTGCTTCGATTAATTTAGCCATTGAAAAGCGAATTTCTGACCTCAATAACCCGACCCACGAGTGTCCTTGCTTACCTAATAAAGTATGTTTGTCGCTTAATTTAGTTATTAAATTGTCGATAATTAAAATTTCGTCTACCATTTTGTTTGTTTTTTAAATTGATTAATTAATTTCGTTACACAAATATAAGTCTTTTTTTTAATTACACAAACTTTTTTATAAAAAACTTCTACTTTTTTGTTTTTTTATATAGTAACCCAATAATATCAAAGCTATAAATTTACAGTATTAAAATAAGTTCCTTTTTTACTATTAATAGAATGTACGTGCACGAATAACAAATTAATTAACATACACAACAAAAAAATGTTAAATTTTATTTATTTATTTTCATTCTTAATAAGGCAAAAAACCAAAACGACCCCCATCATATTAAACGACCCCCATCATATTAAACATAGGGTTACCCCATCATATTAAACATACCCCATCATAACAAAGACGGAAATATTTTTTACCCCATCATATTAAACAAAAAAAAGGGGAGACAAAATTAATTGCATCCCCCATCATATTAAACATAAGATGTTTTTATATTACCTCTTGTGCTAAAACCTCTACACTATAATAATCTTCATTGTAATCTTTATGTGTTTTTAATGCAAATGAATACACAAATGCATCTCTTTCGTGTTCAAACACCTTAATGCTACTTGAATCAATTCCATCTATCCCAAGCTCTTTATACACTAAATATACTTTCATCTAATTGTTTTTTGTAATACCATCTACAACTCTTCTACCATCAACACCATCTATAAATCCAGATTCATATACCTCATTCCTCCACTCGTTCTCGTCTTGAATAGAGAAGTCCTTAAAAGAACCTATAGCATAACTCAATACATCTACCATTCCCTCGTAGTATATTGAACTATCTTTTATTTGATTATGAGTTGCTAAGTCTTTCTTGTCCTTGCATTGCTCTAAAATAGACTCTAAAGTTTGTATTATTTTGTTTACTGGAGTTGTCATAAGTAATTTATTTAAGCAAATATATAAAAACTAAACAGAATAACCTAATGTTAGTATAATTATTAAAATTCTTATCACATAAACTCCAGAGTTAACTCCTTGTACTAAATACATTAATCCGTATCTAATCGCATCTATAAAGTGATTAAACTTATCTATTGGTGCTTCCCCTTTATCTTTCCATACATAGTTGTTCAGCTCTCTTATAATACCGTGAGAACCTCTGTCTACTATTATCTCATAATCTTGCATAAGAGCAATACCAGATAAGATACTACCTTTCTTCTTGATAGTTGGCTTTATGTTAAGTCCTAATGTCTTTAGCTCAGATATAAGTCTGGGTTCAGAGTTATCACAGATAATCAAATCCATACCACATTCATTTCTATTCCTTGTAGCTACCTCAGATGTGTTTAAATGGGCTTTTCCGTAGATTTCCTTAACCCAAACCTTTCTTGCGTGTTTATCTACCGAAATCTTCACAAGTGTCGTTAAATCGGCTGAAAATCCAAAATCCTGCCCATAGCAAGTAGTTTCTGTAGGTATAAAGTCTCCAACTCTCCATTTCCTAATAATTGTACCTTCAGCTTTCTCAAGCCAACCTCCTAATATTTGGTGTTGATACTTATCTGGTCTTTTACGCTTCATCTCAAATATTCTACCTAAGAATGACTCTGATAAATTATCTTTATTGTCTTTATAGGTTGTGTGTATGTAACTAACATCTCCTTTTTTTAGGTTTGATGCTGCAAGTACATTTTCATTCTGAAAGAACCTTTGATATATCCAATGCTCTTTAGTAGTTGGGTTAAGAATCAGTATAACTCTGTTTTGCTTTGTTAATGAACGTATAGAGAAGTCAATCTTATCAAAAACACTCTCATCTGTAAGCTCTTCAGCTTCATCTACTACAAATGTAGTGATACCGTTAAGGGATTTAAGTGCTGCTGTTTGGTTACCAGAAGATGTCCTAATACCTTTAAATATGATAGAAGAACCAGTTTTTAAGTTCATTATCTCATCCTTAGTTATCCTAAAGTCCTCGTGTACACCCATTATGTTAATCTTCTCAATAAATTCTGGAATAATAGACGTATGGGCTGATATCATTGTGTATCGTGAGAATAGAATCTTATGCCCTTTCTCATAAGTAAGGTTTAGTAAGAATACATTGACTCCAAATGACTTACCACTACCCCTACCTCCAGTAACAACAAAATACCTACTATCATCTTTGAAAATAGGTATGTACTTCTTGTGTATGTTTATGTTATTCATCTTTAGGTGTTACATCTATAATTTTATCCTTAATTCTCTTACCTTCTATACTATCTCCAAAGAAGTTTATAGTAGGTGCTTGTACTTTAGTAGATGTTTCTTCTTTCTCATCCCCATAAGCGAAATCTAACAGTAATTTCATATGGTTGTAGCTACCTTCCTCAGCTTTCTTAGCTAAACTCTCAAAAGCATTTACTTCGCTACCAAATACATTCTTGATAGCTTTCTTAGCGTACTGCTTCTTTCTATTCTTCTTAGCTTCGTTTAATCTCGGCTTATTAGACCTTTCTTTCTCTGGTACTGGAAGTTTAGGAATAGATTTCTTTCTACTATTCCCTTTTCTTCCATCAGTTGGTTTAATCTCTTGTGAATTGCTCATAATAAGTTAACTAAGGTGTCTTGTTTTTGTTTTAAAGCATTGATGCTTTATGGCAGTCCCAACTACAGTAGCCAAACTCTTTATCTATCGGTGTACCACACTCTTGACACTCACTTTGCTTGTCTTCTCTACTTAAATACTCGTCTAATTCATTGTCAAATCTTTCCATCTCTTATTTGTTTTTTCTTATTAATTCTATCTCTCTGTTCAAGTAATCTTGTGCTTTAAGCAAGTCTTGTAATTCATCTTTCTTTTTACCTGCTCGTATAACATACTTTATTATGTTACCTCTACAGAAGTTTATGTTATAATCGTTGATTACGTCAATTAAATCGTATGAATTACCGTTATCGTAATGTGGTTGTGTGCTTCTCATATCTTTTAGTTTATTGAATTTCTATTATTTCGTACTCATTCTTTACTTTCCAACTCCAAGACTTAATTCTTAAACTTATTAGGTCTCTTATATCTTGTATCTTGTCATCTGGAACTCCTTCTATCATTTTACTTATCTCAATCCTCTTGGAGTCTGAAAAAGAAACCATCTTAGATAAAGTAATCTCTCTTAATCGCTCTTCATTAGCCTTCTTAGCTGCTTCAATCCTATCTTTCTTAGCCTCCAACTCCTCTCTTTCTGTTACCCTATCTTTAAAGAAAACATCGTAGTAATCTCTAAACTCATCGTAGGTTGTGTAGTAAACATCCATTTTATTGAATGCGTGATAAACAGAAGACCTATTTCTTCTATCTCCTACAACCTCAGTAAAGTGTCTTGCTATAGCTCTATCATTCATATCGTTTAAGTCCTTTAGAACCCTATAAAGTAACGCTCTTAGGTAGCTTTCTTTAGGTGTTCTTCCTCTACCGCCTAACTCAAATCCAGTAAGCTCAGAAAAGTAATTACACAGCATATTAGCTACCTCTAAATTATATTTTTTCATTTCTTATTCTATTTTGTTTATCTCTTCATTTATGTTATACAATTCCTTGACGTATTTATTTGTATCGTACCAATCTAAGGCTTTTTTTATTCCCGCACAAGGCAAATAGTCTTCCATCTCTTCGTAATGCTCTAAAACCTCTTGCAGTATGTATTTAGGCATACCTTCTTGCATCTCAAGTATAGTGTAACTAAAATAGTCATCCACTATCATCTGTTGACTATCTGATAATTTGGTCATAGCAGTCTGTTTTTAGTTTTAGTAATGACTTAGATTGTTCAAACATAGCTCTCGCTTCATCTCCATACACTTGCTTGTATAGTCTGTATGTTTTACTGATTAAAGAGAACTCGCTTTTAGAGTCTTTAAAGAGCTTTAAGGCATAAGCCTTGCCATACCCCTTACATACCTTTATATTGTCAGCAGTATCCCCTATAATCATCTGAGAGTAGAAGTTGTTAAGTGCTTCCTCTTCTGTAATCTTTATAAACTCTCTATTCTTGTAATTGTAGTCATAAAACCAACAAGGGAATTGCTTGTAGTCCTTGTCAAGTGACATAATAATGACATTGTCAACACCATTCTTCTTAACCTCTTCAGCCCATAATGTAGCTACCACATCATCAGTCTCTACACCATCTCCCCATACAGAGTCATAAGTAAACTTAACTAAGTTATGTAAAGCTCCTAATATCTCTGGTCTCTTTGCAGTTCTATTAGCTTTGTATGTAGGAGTTATGTTTTTTCTAAAGTTATTTATAGAGCCATTACAGAACACTACCTCATCTACAGCTACTCTTTCCTCTAAAAAGGATAAACATCGCTGAAAACCATCTGTAAACTTCTCAAAAGCAACATCAACATCTGTTTCAAACAAATCATCCTTATCCAATCTATCATCCTTACTTTTAAAGCAAGAAGCGTAAATTAAACTATCAGCATCGAATATTACTTTCATATACCAAGTTCTTTACGTTCTTCTCTATCTTCCTTGCGCTCTGAAAGGAATAGCTCTGAATCAAAATAAGACTCTCTACTTTTATGCCTTAAAAAATCATCGTCAATTCTCTTTACATTAACCCAACCAGTTACTGGATGAATGTTATGTTCCCAGCATCTGGCTAATTTTTCTTTATATGTTTTTTCCATAATATTGTTATTTTAAGTTTCAACAAAACTATGGAAATATTTCTACACTTCCAAATACTTTTTAAGGTTTTTTACTACCCTTGATATACAAGGAGAACAACTTGTTGTAGTCTTCTCGTTCTGATTAAAAGCAAAGTTGTATATTTCTATTAACCTAACCTTCTGATGATGATTTACTTTGCCTTTAGAACCACTAAAGAAATTGTTTAGGTAAGCATAATCTTCTTCAGATATACACTCCAGCTTTTTGTAGCTAAATAATTTATTTAACTTACTTTTTCTTTCATCACAACCACAGTCTTCTCCTGCAACAACTTTAACAACCTTATCTATACCAGTTGCTTTAGTTATCTTAGCAATAGAATCCCCTAAACCTTTTGGTTGGTTAGCTACGCTTTCTTTCAATTCCTTATACCCTTTTTTAAGATGGGTTGCTTTCCATTTCTTATACTCACGGTAATCCTTACTCCTTCTGTCTACTGTTTCGTAGAATCCTTGCTGCTCTAATTCTAAATAGTATTTGTCTTCTTTCATATCTTATCGAAATCTTGGTTAAAGTAATCTATCAAATCCTCTGATAGGCTATCTCTTAATATTTGTTTATAATTTAGTATTGACGTATGTATTGATGTAAGTCCTATCTTAGAACCTTTTGCTATAGCCCTTAAAGAGAGTCCTTTGATGAAGTAAAGTTCAAATAGTTTCTTGTCGTAAACAGTCCAATCACGAGTTATTTCATCTATGTGTTTTGTGATTTTGGTAAATGCTTCGTCTTCACTCACATCGTATTCACTATTCTCTCCTTCATCAGAATCCCATAGCTCGTAAAATATACTTGCCCTATCTCTTTTTAGCTTAGAGAAGTACATATTCCTTAACGTAGTCCATACATAATATCTATTGACATCGTCTCCATACATCATCTTATTAGGGTCTTTAACTAATCTATTAAGCCTAAGATACATATCCTGCACAAGGTCTTTAGCATCTTCTCTATTACAGCCCATATTCACTAACATCTTAACCCATAGTGAGTGATGTACTGCTAATTTTTCTAACATTATATTTCTTTTATTATTACTTCTACTCTTGGGTTCTCTCTATCAAGTTCCGTAGGTAGAATTGTTTCTGTTTTGACGTGGATATCATTATCATCTTCCCAACAACCATATTCAGTTATAGCATCAAGTAAGAACTTACTAACCACACTAATGACATTCATCTTATCTAAACGTCTTTTAGTAGGTTTATAGACCTTATAAGTTATCTCTACTGGTGTTTGTATAATTAAGCCCTCTAACTGCTCTCTAACGTCCTCTGTGTACTTCTTCTTAGCTTGTCCGCTAATAGAGTGGTGTAAGTTTCTGTAAGTATTCATATTGAGAGACACCTTCTTATCTGCCTTAGTTTTTCTTGGCAGCATCACGAACATAGAAGATATTATGGTGTGTGTCATTAAAAGAGTTCTTTTATCGGAAGTAGTATTCCTTTTGAAGTATTGGAGTCCCCTCCTTTTTTATCTCTCTTAGTGCCGATATACTTCCTACATTTATCTCTAAGCTCTTCTGTAGGTATTAAATGGAAAGTATTTCCAAAAGCAAAGCAATAGTATTCAGCTTCTGTCTTAGATATACCAGACTTACGACCTCTACTCCAATACTCAACATAAACATTACCAGTCTCAAGAGCTTTTAAATCAAACTTAACTTCTATTGTAGAGTTGTTAAGTATCTTTCCAAGTTCCTCTTCCTTAACTTGACCAACCTTTAAATCGTACTTGAAGTCATTGTTGTAGTCCATTAAAGCTCCATCTTTACATTGAATGCAGTATGACCACCAACTACGATACCGCAACCAATAGCTTCTTTCTTACCTCCTTGCATATAGCCCATAGCATAAGACTTGGAGTCTATACCGCAACCTACAGCCATACCAAAGATTGCTCGTGTTTTACCGAACATCCATTCACAATAAAAATCTGTATGATAATGACCAGACACAGTAGATACCATATCTCTCTTAGCAGCCATTCTTGCTTTACCACTCTTATCTCCGTGAACGTATCTTACTTCATCATAATAAACATCAGTAACGAAGTTCCATTTAGGAGTTTCTAACACCTCTCCAATATTCTTAATCCACTTAGAAGGTATGTTTGATGATTGTGCTTTTCGGATAATAATCCTATCGTGGTTACCTAATGTAACATCAGCTTCTGGGAAAGCATCGTACCATCTCTTTAGTTTTGAGATAGCTAACTCAAGTTCATCTCCACCACCTAAGCCATCGGCATCTGTTTCGTGGTAAGAACTGTAGTGTGAGTCTATAATATCGCCAATGAATACAACCTTGTTACAGTTGTAAGTAGCGTATGTTTCCTTGCAGAAACGCAAATACCCCTCTAAGCAGAAGGGTTCGTGTAAATCGCCAATAACAAGTATTCTGTTTTCTTGGCTTGTAAGTTTGTTGTATGCTTTTAAAACATTACCTTTTAGACGAGGTCTAAAGTCTCTTGATTGTTTCATAAAAGAAAAATAACCATACTTGTAAGTATTAAACAAGTATAGTTATTAACTTTTTATAAAAATTATAAACAAGTGTTTAGAAACTATTTAAATCATCTGGGTCTATTATTGTAGGTAAACCCGACTCATCTAATTTAAAATCAAACGATTCAAAAGGAGTGCTTCTACTTCTCTTGCAAGATACTGTTATTGCTCCTAATTTATTCTCATCTTTTACTAACTGTATTTGTGTCTCCGCCTTTTTTTCAAGGAAGCTACCTAAGTGACCAGTTGGCTTATCACTTCCGTTATTACTATGAATAACTGTAACTATGTGGCAATTGTACATTGATGTCCAAGCCATAATCTTTTGAGTTATAGCAGAAGATTCCTCAAGATTGTTTACATCTGAAACTAAATCGGCAATACCGTCTATAACGACCAATCCAATTTTCTTGCCTCCTTGTTTAAGGTTGTCTAAATAGTACTCTATAAAATCTATTCTTGTTTTGTAATTAATCTGTCTTAAAGCAAATGTATGGTAAAAATCTAAACTAAGCCCTTTGTTCATCCATTGGATTCTTTGAAACACTCTCTGAGAATGCCATTCCCCTTGTTCTGTATCAAAGTGTACAAATTGCTTACCTTCTCTAAAAGAATTCATTCCTTTTGTGTGAGTACCTTTTGGGTTACAGAAAGCTGATGCCAATAAACTAACAAAGAATGTCTTCATTGACTTAGGAGGTGCTTGTATAAAGCTAAAGTTACCGTAAGTGCAAATTGCTGTTGGGAAGTCTTTTACATTACCATCTTTAAGAGTTATTTTGTTTGTCTTGAAACCAATAGCTACTGGAGGGTGTTCTATTTTTTTATTTATATCAATAGCACAGTCCTCTTGTATTTTTTCCATATACATTAGATGGTCGTTCTGTTCTCGTAGTTCTTGTTCTGTCATTTTGTTTTGTTTTTAGTGGTAAAAAAAGGGATGCTATCAAACACCCCTCTTGAATTAAAGTTTAACTGTTTAGAATGGCAAATCCCCAACAGCTAACTCATCTACTGGTACTCCAATATCAGTTGCAGGTTTATTAGCATCCGCTTTAAACACTTTCCAAGCAGAAAGGTTCACATAATACTTGTCTTTGTATTCGTTCCCTCTAACGTTAAAAGAAACGTCTACAGAAGAACCTACCTTGTTGTACTTCAAGAAGTCATCTACCTTGTCTTGTGAGATGTCAAACTTTACGTCTTGTGGGTACTTCTCGTCATTTGTAGTTAATACAAATTCTACTTTTCTAAATCCAGAGTCAAATGTTTGTACCTCTCCGATTAATTTAATTGTTCCAGTTAATTGTAAGCTCATAATTTCTATTGGTTTTAATTATTAATATTAGTTATCTATTGCGTTATCTATTGTTTGTAATATGTGTCTGAACACACTTCTCTCTTGTTCGCCAGTTACATCTACTCCATTTAAGAATAGTCTGTAATGGTCTTCTTTAGTTGATTTCATTTCTATATCGTTCATATTACTTTTTTAATTGTTTCTCAACATCTGATGGTACATTATACTTTAAGGTAACTTTAGCGTATTCTCCTCCCTTAGCCATAAAACTAACTACCTTGTTGTATTCTGGGCTACCTAACTTTAAAGTTGGCTTAGAAGACGTCTGAGAGGTCTTACCGTGCGTGTTAGTTGCATCTGCATCCTTATTATCATCAATAAGCAATAAATTACCTAAAGCGTACTTCTTTGCATAAGATGATGCTGCACCAGTTCTCTGTGGCATCTGCATACCTTTCGCTTGAAAGTCTATAATAGCTTGTGCAGTAGATGAGATTGAACTCTCTCTGTCTGTAGATTCTGTGTCAATTACCTTAGCTTCTGAGTCTACATAAACGTGTCCTCCTAATTCTTTAAGCTCATCTGTAATCTTAAATACTACTTTGTATTTATCTTCGAAAGGTTTAACTGCTTCTAAGATGTCTTCTGCTGAACGGTACTTATACTTACCGAAAGCGTTTGTTTGGTTTTTAGTAACCGTTAATTCTACTTGAATCTTCTGTAGTTTTTCTAAAATTGTCATAATTTAATCTGTTTTTAATAATTGGTTTTTAACTATTTTCTTATACTCTTCTGGGCAATCTTTGTCAGTTAGTTCAAAGATATAGGTTTCAAGGATTCCTATCTTTTGTTCTAAATCAAACATCTTGCTCTGTAGAGCTTCTATTCTGTGGTTCTTAAAGTCTAATAAATCTTTCATAATGTTTCTTAGTTTTTACAAATGTATAATAAATTATTTTAATAATGCATTAAATCTTAATATATTTTTTATACCATCTGTTTCTTTTACTTGGTATCTGATATCTACATCAGTTATATTGTCATCTAATTTTAAATGATGCTCTATAGTTTTTTTTAGTTGTTCCCAACTTGCTTCGTTAATAATCATAATTAAAATGCTTTTAGTTGACTAAAATCTAATTCTTCATAGAACTTAATGTTTTTCTTAATGTTTTTTATTTGCTCATTAATAGACTTTTTCTGTAGGTTTAAATCATCAAGGCTTCTTGTTAAGTTATTGATAGCACTATCTACTTCCTGCTGAGTGTATCTATTATCTCTCATCTTCTAATAACGTTAATTGAATTCCAGATTTCTTTTAATTTATCCATAATAGATTCTTTGTAGTGTAGTCCATCATTACCATTTTGAGCAATAATCTTCATTCTTTCGTTTGCTTCGTGTTCCCAATCTGAGAAAACAGCGTGTTCTTTACAGTAAGAGCAGATGTCTGTTTCCCATAATCTACAAGCTCCGCAACAATTTGATTCTTCCATAATATTTGTTTTATTTAGTTTGTTCTTTGCAAATCTACAAAGGTATTTTAAATAAAACTGTTAAAGAAATGTTAAAATTATCACAAAAAAAGAGGAAAGCTGATTAAACCTTCCCCTTAAAACTAAAAAATAAACAAAATAATTAAAAACAAAAAAAGGTAGGTTCTTTAAGGTAGTTGTCAGTATCAAAGTATATGAATTCGTTTGATACCTCTATTCTTTCTATTCCGTATTGAATAAGACCCCTAATAATCTTGAACCTTTTTATCTTATTAATACATCTAACTTTTACAGCTTTACCAACTCTATGACCACTATTATTTGGTAATGCTAATTTATTTCCGTAAGTCTTACTTACATATCCCAACATAACAAAAGCATTAATTCTTTCCTTTTTAAGGACTTCATCTAATATAAATACTGGTTCACTTTCCATAAACATCTTACCACTACCTAATGTATCTGGACTATCAAACATACTCCATTTAAGTACTGACAATCCTTCACTATCCATTTGTTTAGTGTAAGTGTCTGTGTATTCTACATTATGTAAAGATGAACTGTATTTTTTCCTTTTGTAAGGCATAATCAAAGATACAAATAAATGCACTTAAATAACACATTTTTTTAATATATTTATATTTTTTTTATTGATTAGACCTCCTAAGTCTTATATTTATTTATTATTATAATATTTTATTATTATTTTTTTTTAATAATATTTTTTAATAATATAATTGTTTTAAACAAATACTTAATTAATAAATTGTAAAGTTATATAAAAAAAGCTGAAACTAAAAATAAAAAGTAATTATTTTTTATTTATTGTAATATTACCTGCTATCTTCTCTGCACTTCTACCAACTACATATCCACCAATACCTAACTGTAAAAGATTCCAGAACTCATTCTCTAAAGGAGGAATAGGTAAACCAAATAATGGTGCAACAAACTTTACATAAATAACAATAAAACCAAAAGCCAACATTAGGATAGGTCGCCAACTTCTTTGTAACCAATTACCATTTGCTTCTGCCAATACAATTTCTGTTTGTAGCTTCTGTAATTCTAACTGTTGTTCTTGCAGTACCTTAAACACCTCGTTCTTGGCTTTTAAACGCTCCTCATCAGACGTAAATAAACTATCAATAACCTTACCTACTTCCTTAACTACACCACCAGTAAACCAACTTAAAATCTTATTCATCTTTGTTCCATTTTATTTGTAACTGTCCAAAGAATAAAAATATATTAACCTCTGAATAGTTAAAGTTATCGTCTGGTTCGTAATATTGCCACCCAATCATCATTGCATTAGGTACTAATAAAATTAAGTTTATCTCCATAATCACTTTTAGTTATTACATTGCCATTTTCTTTACATATTGGTCTATATCTGTTAAGTTTATCAATTAATCTTTACAGATATTATTTTTAAACTACCAACGTGCTTTAGTTTTTCTTATATCGTAGTGTGTGAAAGTAGAATATGCCGACAAACCACCTTGTAGTAATTCTCCTTCGTTAATTAACAAATCAATTAATTCAAACGTTTCTTGTGGTGTCATATCTTCAATAACAATATCAGATGCTTTGCCAAGTTTATGTTGACTGTTTTTAGAAGCACCTTTTACGACATTATCGTTATAGTTCGGACATCTATATCCACTATTGATTTTAATTGGACTACCTACAACGTTTCGTAGTTCTTGTAATTGGTTTGCTAACTTTTGAACGTTATGCAAAACACTTAAAGGCATATCACATCCGCAGCTACAATCAAATTCTGATTTACTAAAGTTCTTTGTCAACTTCATTATTTGTTTTTTAAACGTTCGTTTTCTCTTTTCAAGTAATCAACTTCAACTCTTAACGCATTAACTTCTGCAACTAATTCTAATAC